ACGTACTAACGAAGAGTATGATAACTTAGTTGCAAGATACATGCTTGATGAAGCTAATGATAATGATCAAGAATCAAGCATGGCTGAAAAGCAATTAGAATTTATCGAATATGCTGCTGAAGAAATTGATGAGTGGTTAGAAGATAACGATATGCCTGAATGGTTCCAGAACAAATTAACTAAAGCATTCTCACTAATGCAAGATTTACATGCTTATGCCGAAGGCGAAACTGGAGATGACGGTGAAGAAGGTGATGATGATAAAGAAAAGAAAGAATCAGTTCAAGAATCTGATGCTGCTTATGCAAGAGCGTTAGAAAAAGAAAGAGAAGGCAGATTGACGTCAGGTGATCGTGACAAGCTAGCTAAGATTCGTGCGATGTTATCTAAAGAAAAACGCGCTGAATTAAGAAGAGATGCGAAAAAATAATGAAAACATTTAAGCAATACGTACAAGAAGATTACGTCGAAGAAGGTATTGGAAGAGACTTACTTAAAGATCTTGGTAAGATCCTCCTTGGTAAAAGTAATTTTCATAAACTTAAAAGAGCGGCTCATGCTGAAAAGTATAAGATTGCAGTTGAAAAGTTACGTCAATACAAAAAAGATGTACGTAAAGCTGGTGGTCCACAAGCATGGGCTAAAAAGAATGGTTTATCTCGATCTGGTATGACAACTACTCCAATGGGTGTAGAGAGTATGATTAAAGGTTGGGCTGCTGATTTTGCTGGTATTAATCATAAAGAGTTTGACGCTATTTTAAATAGGGGAACACGTTATGATTAGTTTTAGAGAATTTATTTCTGAAGAAGCTGAATACCAAGGTAGAAAGGTTAAGTTAAATGATCCTTTCCGTAATACTGATGGTAAATCTAAGTTTAGTGTATATGTTCGCAATGATAAAGGTAACGTAGTTAAAGTTAACTTTGGTGATCCTAATATGGAAATTAAAAGGGATGATCCTGCACGTCGAAAGTCTTTTCGTGCAAGACATAATTGCGAAAACCCTGGCCCTAAATGGAAAGCAAGATATTGGTCTTGTTACCAATGGAGAGCCGGAGCAAAGGTAGATAACTAATGGACAAAGAATTAGAACAACATATTAATGCTGATTCGAATCGTTTAGATCGCATTGAAGCTAAAATCGATAAATTGGCTGAAACAGTAATCTCATTGGCACGTGCCGAAGAGAAGCTTGTTCATTTAGAACAAGATAAAAAGTTTTTAATGGACCGCATGATGAAAAGCGAAGAGCGTTTGGATGTGGTAGAAAAGAAAGTTGACGAAACCTCAATTACAGTAAGGGTTATCAATCGTCTATTTTGGATAACTGTAGCTGTAGTAATTTCGGGTATTGCCGGAACATATTTTGTAAAATAGGAGAACCTCAATGTCAGTACAAGACGCATACCTTCAGATGCTAAATGAAGCTAAGAAGAAGGAAGAAAAAATGGATCCGGTTGGCCAGGCTGATGCGGATATCGATAACGACGGTGATGTAGATGATTCAGATGAGTATCTACATAAGAAGCGTAAAGCAATTAAGAAAGCCGTTAAGGATGATGAAAAAGAAGTAGATGAAGCTATCGAAATCGATGACGAAGATGGTGAAGTATCTAAGCATTCTGACGACAAGAAAAAGAAGAAAAAGCCTGAAGATAACGAAGCTGAGGGTGAAGTAAGCGAAAAATCTAAGTATAAGAAAGAAGCAACTGAAACTGCTTTATTCAAGAAGCTTGTTGAAAGAGCTAAGTGCAAATCTAAAGTAAATGAAGTTGAAGAGCCAAGAGCGAAAGGTGAAAAAGACTTTAAAGCTACTCATGTTGATAACGCACAAACTTATGACTATCCAGGTAAAGATAAGCAAACTGGTGATGAGAAGGTTAAACAAGCTGAGAAGCCTAAGGCTAAGAAACTTAAGGAACTAAGAAAATGAAAAAGGTAGGATATTTAAGAAACGCAATTGCTAAATCTAATGGTTTTTATTCTCCAACTGGTGAGAAATTAAAAAGCCAAAGATTAAGCGATGAATTTATTGCTGAATGGAATGGTACAAAAGCTGCTCCAGCTCCTAAAGTAGAAGAAGTTGTTGAAGAAGTTACTGAAGAGGTAGTTGAAGAAGCTCCTAAACCTGTAGCTAAGAAAAAAGGCAAAAAGAAAAAAGGTAAGGTAACACTTGCTGGTATCGCAAAAGCTGCTTTAGGTAAAAACTAATCTAATAAATAGTTATACAAATTGTTATAACTATTATTAGGATTTATTTAATGCAATTATTTGATGAACTGAACAGCGATAATTTCGTGCTATTTGCCTCTAGGCATTATAATAATAAACAATGTACAGATGTTGAAGAATTCTATGAGGATCTCCAACGCTTCAAATATCTGAAAAGATTGTTAAGTCGTAATGACCAGGGCGATTGCCAAATTAGGCTGATATTAAACCATATCATTGTTTTATACAATGTATTTGGTATTGAAGCGGCAAACAAGATGATGTTCTACAAAGTAGAAGAAAAACATTGGTCTTGTTTAAAAACCTTCTTGGTATTTTTAAATTACTTACCAGAAGACGAATTAGTAGAAATACCTTTAGACGATAAAATCGTCGATGAGCTAAGGAAAATTTAATGAGTATTATTAGCCGAGCGGCCGATACATATTACACATATAGAATGCTTAGACTCCTCACTACAAAGTGGGAGGATATGGAAGCATATCAATATGGAATCATTGATAAGGATGGAAAGGTCCTTAGAAAGGCTAATACTTTGAAAACTACTGATGAGAAAGCTTCTTATACTACTTTCCATCGTATGGTTTTTAACTTTAAAAGATTGCTTGAGAAGTTACCATTTGGTAAATCTAAATTAGCTTCTTATGCAGCTGCATTATTCCTATTAAAAGAAGAAACAAATCTATCTGAAGATCAAATTAAACAAGTCTTACATGATATGGAAGTAGACTTATTTAATTTAGATTTATCTGAAAGTTATTGGAATGTAACACCTGAAGATGAATTAGCGCCTGGTGTTTATAATCTAAATACCAATATTGCTTCACCTATGACTGGTGAAGTTATCGCTAAGAAAGGTACAAAGGTAATTGTACCTGTAATGTGTGAACAAGTTGACGTTGTATTTGGTGTTCCAATTTATAAAGTTAAACATTCGAATACAAAGACAGATATATATGTAAGTCCAGGAGATATAATCCGATGATATCATTAAAAGAATTTATTTTAAGTAAAGGAACTCGAAACCATATTAATCGAGTTCAAGATGCTAATGCTAAAAGATTAGCAAAATTAAGAGCTGATAAAAGAGCTAAGAATCCTACATTTGCTGATAAGTTTAAAAAAGGATTTAAGAAAGAATCTCTTGATGTATCTGATGGACAACAAGCTTGGATTGACGATTTCTTAAAATCAGATGCACCACAATTTAAAGGTAAATCTAAAGAAGAAAGAGTTAAAATGGCTGTAGCTGCATTTAATGCGGCAAAGAAGAATGAGGGTACGCACGGTCCTGAAGGCGAAGGTCACCCATACAGCGATTATGCCGACAAACATGCAAAGAAAAAGATTAGGCTATCTAAGCACATTGACCAGGATGCTCATGCCGCTGGTCTAGGTGAAGAAGCACCAGCAAATGCAGTAGCTCATGGTGGTGTTGATATGAATCCTACAGGTAAACCAAAGAAATATAACGATGGTAGATCCAAATACGATATGAACAAAATGTTCAGGAGAGCGAACGGAGCTAAATAATGTTTTCATCAATTAGAATTGCTATATTATTATTTTTTATTGCTGTGATTGGCGCTGGTTATTGGTATATCACAAAACTTCAAAACGACAATCAAACCCTCAGAAATAACAATGCTCAATTGCAGGTTGCTGTAGACACAGCAAATGCGAGTGTTGAAACATATAAGCAAGAATTTCAAAGAGCGCAAGAGCTTAATACTAAGTTACAAGGTGACTTACAAAAAGCCGAAGCGTATAGTGACGAATTAAGATCTAAGTTTAGTAGATTAGATCTTGTACAAGATGCATTGAAAGATGCTAAAAACTTAGAAGGGAGAATGAATGGTGCGACAGCTAAATTATGGCGTGAATTCATGGCTAACACTGGCAACTCTTCTGAGCGTCCTCTTCCTAAATGGTTGCAGCCTTCTACCGAGTCTCCAGCCGGAACAGAAGATCCAGACAGTAGTGGACGTACAGAAACTCCGAGTAGCGACAGTAGCACGGCCGAAGCCAACACAACTAACTGATGTAAGAGTTTTCGTTGTAACAAAAGAAAACTTTGAACAGTTTGAAGCAGAATTTATTGATACGTATGGTGAACTTGCATTCGTTGCACTAAGTATGCGTGATTATGAAAACTTAGCTTTGAATATTGCAGAGATCAAACGTTATTTAGAACAACAAGGTGAAATTATTTTATATTACGAGGAAGCTTTAGATCCAAATAATCAATAAATAAGTGTTTACAAAGCACGAATTTCAGTGTATAATATTATAGTCAATTGAATTTGGAGTAAAGTATGACAAAGACTATTAAAGTCACCAAACGAAATGGCCGTCTAGAAGCCTTTGATCTAGATAAGGTTCATAGAGTTTTGGAATGGGGTACAAAGGGAATTTCCGGCGTATCTATTTCAGAAATTGAACTAAAGGCCAATCTACAATTATATGATGGTATACCCGCATATGATATTCATGAGCTATTAATTAAATCTGCTTCTGAACTTATATCTGAACATGCACCTAACTATCAATACGTTGCAGCTAGACTAGTAAATTATAAACTTCGTAAAGAAGTCTATGGTCAGTATGAACCATGGTTATTGTCTCATTTAATCGAGAAGAACATTGAGCGCGATGTATATGATAAAGATATTTTAAATAAATACTCAGATGAAGAGCTAGATAAGTTAAATAGTTATATACGCCATGAACGTGATGATCTATTTACTTATGTTGGAATGGAGCAATTCCGTGGAAAGTATTTAGTACAAGATAGAAGTACTAAAACTATTTACGAAACTCCTCAGATGTTGTACATGATGATTAGTGCAACTTTATTTGCTGAGTATGATAAGGATACTCGTTTAAAGTGGGTTAAAGATTTTTATGATGCCATATCACAATTCTACATCTCGTTACCGACGCCTATTATGGCGGGTGTACGGACTCCTACGCGCCAGTTCTCGTCGTGTGTACTCATTGAGGCAGGGGATTCGCTCGATTCAATCAACGCAACGTCAACGTCGATTGTACGTTACATTTCTAAAAAGGCTGGAATCGGTATTAGCGCTGGTGCAATCAGAGCTATCGGTAGCAGAATCAGCGATGGAAGTATCGTACACACGGGACTTATACCGTTCCTTAAGTACTTTCAATCAGCTGTCAAATCTTGCTCACAAGGTGGAGTCAGAGGAGGAGCTGCGACAGTCTATCTTCCAGTCTGGCACCTCGAATTCGAAGACCTAGTTGTTCTAAAGAATAACAAAGGTACTGAAGAGACACGTGTACGTCATATGGACTATGCGTTTCAATTTAATAAAACTATGTACGAACGTTTGTTGAGTGGTGGTAACATTACGCTATTCTCACCAAAAGATGTACCTGGATTATACGAGGCATTCTATAATGATCAGGAGAAATTTAAAACGTTATATGAAGACTACGAAAAAGATGAGACAATTCGTAAAAAGACAATCCCAGCGATTGATGTCTTTACACAATTCATCCAAGAAAGAAAAGACACCGGACGAATCTATCTAATGAACGTAGACCATGCAAATGAGCATGGTGCATTTATTCCTGAGTTAGCACCGATTCATCAATCAAATCTTTGTTGTGAAATCGATCTGCCAACTAAACCACTTGAAGCTTATGATGATGAAGATGGTGAAATCTCATTATGTACTCTATCAGCAATCAATTGGGGGCAAATAAATGATCCTTCTGAATTTGAGCGTTATTGTACTCTCGCTGTCCGTGCTTTGGACAATCTACTCGATTACCAAGCTTATCCGGTTAGAGCTGCAAAGAAATCTACGATGGCGAGACGTCCTTTGGGTGTTGGTATCATTAATCTTGCTTATTTCCTTGCTAAGAGGGGATTGGGCTATAACGCTGATGCTTTATCTACCGTAGATGAATATGCAGAAGCTTGGTCATATTATTTGATTAAAGCAAGTGCAGATCTTGCAGCTGAGAAAGGTGCAATTAGCGGATTACACGAAACTAAATACGGTTTTGGATTATGTCCAAATGATACATACAAGAAAGAGGTGGATGAATTAGTTCCACATAAGGAAAGAATGCCGTGGGGTAAACTCAGACAACAACTCAAAGATACAGGAATCCGAAATTCTACGCTTATGGCTCTCATGCCCGCAGAAACGTCAGCGCAAATTAGTAACAGCACTAACGGGATTGAGCCTCCTCGCGCTCTTGTATCTTACAAACAGTCTAAAGATGGTGTTATGGCTCAAGTCGTACCTGGCTACCATCATCTAAAGAATAAATATGATTTACTTTGGGACCAAAAATCTCCAGAGGGTTATTTGCAAGTATGTGCGGTATTACAGAAATACGTTGATCAAGGTATCTCGGTAAATACTTCATATAATCCAGAACACTTTGAAGATTCAAAAGTTCCGATGTCACAATTGATTAAAGATATCGTTACGTTTTATAAGTACGGTGGTAAACAATTATATTATAACAACACCCACGATGGTGCGGGTGAACAAGAAGACGAAGATTTTACAGATCTGGAGACAGTAGAAGACGATTCCACCTGTGATTCTTGCGTAATTTAAAAGGTGAATTAATGTCTGTATTTAAAAGAAAAAAGAAGTCTCATCTAGACTCTAAAATGTTCTTCGATGAAACCATTGATATTGCTCGTTATGATACATTAAAATATCCTCAATTAGATAAGCTTACTGATAAGCAATTAGGTTTCTTTTGGAGACCAGAGGAAATCGATGTATCAAAAGATAAAGCAGATTTTAATGGATTAAGTGATTTTGAAAAACATATTTTTACATCAAATCTTAAACGACAAATCCTATTAGATTCAGTACAAGGAAGGGGTCCAGCCGAGACCCTCATTCCTGTGGCTTCTATTCCAGAATTAGAACCACTTGTAATGACCTGGACTTTTATGGAAACTATTCATAGTCGTTCATATACACATATTATTAGAAACATCTATTCTAATCCATCTAAGATCTTTGATGAGATGTTGGATATTAAAGAGATTGTAGAATGTGCAAAAGATGTGTCTAAGTATTATGATGATTTTATTGAATCATCTAAGTATTACGAATTACTAGGTTATGGTAAACATACCGTAAATGGTAAGGAAGTCGTAATCAAAGAATACGATCTTAAAAAGAAACTATGGCTTGTACTTAATTCTATTAATGTATTAGAAGGTGTACGTTTCTATGTTTCCTTTGCTTGTTCATGGGCATTTGCTGAATTGAAGAAGATGGAAGGTAACGCAAAGATTATTAAGTTCATTGCACGTGATGAAAATACTCATTTGGCGACATCACAAAGTATCCTTAAGTTGTTGCCAAAAGACGATAAAATGTTCGAAAAGATCAAAAAAGAAACAGATGCTGAAGTTACTCAGATGTTTGTTGATGCAATCGAACAAGAAAAAGAATGGGCCAAATATCTGTTTAGTAGCGGATCAATGCTTGGTCTAAATGAAAAACTATTAGGTGATTACATTGAATGGATTGGATCTAAACGTATGCGTACTTTAGGTTATACAAGTCCGTATCAAGTTTCGCAATCTAATCCATTACCTTGGACAGAGAAATGGATTGGTGGTGGTAATGTACAAGTTGCTCCACAAGAAACAGAGATTAGTTCATATGTAATTGGTGGTGTAAAACAAGACGTAAATGAAGATACATTAAAGGGGTTAAGTTTATGATAACAGTATACGCAAGAACAAATCCGCCTTGTCCTTTCTGTGACAAAGCAAAAAATATGCTAAAAACAAAAAATATTGAACATGAGGTCATTGATATTGGTACTGATATCTCCCTTGAAGAATTCAAAGAACGATTTCCTAATGCGCGTACTGTTCCAGTTATCTTAGATGCCGATGGTGGTTTGATTGGTGGATCAGATGATTTAGAAAATTATCTTCTATCAAGCGAGGTAGGAGGAATGACTCTATGATCCAAGAATGTATTGAGTGCGGAGCACAATTCGAAGTTGAATTAATCAATGCGGAAGATACGGATCGAGTAGCATATTGCCCAATATGTGGTGAACAATTAGAGGATGATTTAGACGAAAATTTCTATGAAACAGACGAGGTATAAATAGTCCATATAGCAATACTATGGATTATTAATGAGCCCGTGGAAATACAAAGGTAAAGAATTTACTTCAGAAGATATAGGTGATCATGTTGGATTTGTGTACATTGTAACAGATCTTAGCAATGGAATGAAATATATTGGAAAGAAGAATTTCTATTCTAAGACAAAGCTAAGACCTTTAAAAGGTCAAAAAAGAAAGCGCACAAAGATTTCAGAGTCTGACTGGCAAACATATCATGGTTCGTCAGAGGAAGTCAAGGCTCTTGTAGAATCACA